GTCATCCGCTTGTTTTGGAGGTAGTTATACTCCTCGTCGGTGATGGTGCGCGGCATCTAACGCCCTCAACTGTTGTTCGTCTTGCCGGTCACGCTCGGTTGCAGCGGAACGCCGCCTTCGGGCTTAGGCACGACGGCGGGGATGGCGCCCCACTCGCTGACTTCCGATTGGGTGTCGACTTGGAGGATCGTCCTCGGCGGCGTCTCCGGGGGCGACGTGATCGGCGGGTCGTAAGATCGGTTCTGAGCCATCGTAACCTCCTAAAGTTGCCGCTGTTTCAACCGGCTCGCAAGCCGGTCAGGGCCAAAGGGACAAGTCCCACACCACGCGGCGCTCCCCTCGGGTATTCGTCGAATTTCCTCCAAGTCTAGGTTAGACTGTCAACCCATATAGATTACACTAACGATCGGGCGGTGCGGCGCGTCATTGCGCCCCACGCCATGAAGCCAAAGCCGATCAGCAACATCGCCCAAGTCGAAGGTTCAGGAACGCCGGTCGTCAGTTGGATCGAGCCGCCGAACGACTGACGCGGCGCGGTGAAGTCCACCGCGAATTGCGTCTCGTCCGACGTGAATGGGCCGGTCGCCGCCGAAACCGGGCCGAAAGAGCCGTCGAGCAGCGCCACCGGGAAGGTATGCGTAGCGAGCAGCGATCCATCGGCGAAGGTGCTTTCGGTCGTCGGACCGGGATCGTTGACCAAACCATTGACGGTGAAAGTGCTGAGCGTATTGCCGCGCCCGGTCACGGCGCTTTGCAGCACGTCGATGGTCAGGATGTGGGCGCCGGTAAAGCCTGCCGCTGCGGTGGCGTCGAGTGTGACGCTGGACAAGTCCGCATTGGGCAGGATCGGCGAGCCTTGAGCGTTGATGGTGATGTTGGCGAAGTTGGCGTCGTTGGCGGTGAGCGAGGCCGCGCCGGTCGTGATGCCCGTAACGTTGTCGATCAACGAGCCGTTATCGAACACCTCGATTTGCAACGTCGCAGCGGCGGGAACGGCGGTCGCGGCGAGAAGCGCGGCGGCCAAAAGCAATCTGTTCATGGCGAAATCCCCTGCCCGAAATCGAGCGCGCTTTCGTAGCACGGGGTTCAACTCCCCGGCAAAGGGGTTGAGGGCATGGGAGCGCCGCCTTGGCCGCCGCCGGGCTGGCCTTGTCCGCCTTGTCCCATGATTTTCTGCAACAGCGCGTTCTGAATGGTGCGCTTGAGCTGGTCGCCGATCATCGTCTTTTGGATGCCGACGGCCGGTCCCATGCCGCCAGCGCCGCCGAGATGGCGCGAAAGCTGGCTGATGGTGCGGAACACGTCGGAGTGGAGTTTCGAGCCCGGCTGCAATCCTAGCCCCGCCTGCTTGAGCGTTTGGATGGCTTGGATGATGAGGTTCATGCTGTCGGCTTGGTTGCCGGGTCCGGGCGCCGAGACTTGCGCCCCCATTTTCGAGCGCGCGAAGGCGGCCAAGTCGCCTCCGCCCTGAATTGGGGCGCTGTCGCCCGGTGGCTGGCCGCCAGTGGGAGGACCGGGAGGCTGACCGCCGGGCGGAGGGGCGCCGCCTTGCCCCAGCTCGGGATCGTCGTCAGTTACGTCGCCGTTCGCCATCTGCCTTCACCCGGAGGCCGCCCCGCGTCGGGGGCTAATTGCTAGCGGGGCGGTCATCCCGTAAGCGGTTGTCGCCCTAGGGGGTAGGGCCGGGACGGCGGGAAACTAGCCGATTATTGCATCACTGCAAAGTCTGGCCTTTTCCCCCGCCAGCCTTCTTGCGGGTGCCGCCGCCGCCCGCCTTGATGCCTAAAATCGACTTCATCAAATCCTCGGTCTTGTCCTCTTTCGCCTGCGCCGCTTGCGCTTTCTGCCGCTGTTTCAGGCGCGACAGCAGCAGCTCGGCGCCGGGCGGGTGGAGCATGTGGATCAGATCCTCGGCGTCGATCGCTCCCGCTCTAGCGAGCGCAATAGCCACCTGACGATTGTCCTCCGCGAAGGCGGGCGACGCCGAGTGGCTGTCGACTTGGACTTGGAAATTGCCGGGAAGCTGCGAGAGGAGAAATTCGATTTGGCTGTCGGCGGTGGTGTAGATGAGGGCGTCCATGGCTTGCATGATGCGGAGCGCCAGCCACCCACAATCGGCGAGCTGCCGTTCGAGCGTCGCCGCCTGTTTGATGAGGTGGGGGGACGAAGTTCTAACCAGCGTTTGAGCGTGGACGCCAGCCCGGACGCCCGGCTCTCCTGATCCTGACATGATCGGACTAAAGCCGCTTGCTTCATCAAACAGTTTGAAAATAAATTCGAGTTCTTCCAAGTAGTTTTCCGGCGGCGGGTCCAGTAGTTTCGTCGCTTTTGCGTTAGGGTTTGGATCGTTAAGAAAACCTCCCTCGTTGATAATCTTAAAGTATTGTTCCTCGGTGACGGAGGAGAAGCCTGAGAAAACTTGCGGGGCATTGACGTTCCTATCCCACATCACTTTGATGTCGCGCATTCTCTTGTTGAGCATGTCCTGCAACATCTGCACGTCGGCGATGATCGAGCGGCCCCAGAAATAGCCGGGCGTCGGCTGCGGCTGCACCTTGACGAAGCTCGATTTGCCGGGGACGCGCGACAGGTTGCGCTTTTGCAGGTCGCCTTCGATGATGATCGGCTCGGCCCCGTAAATGACTTGGATCGTCGTCCAATCCTCGTCGCGCTCGCGGTCCTTGATCCACACTTCGCAGTGCTTGACGGTCGGCGCGAAGCTGCGCTGCGGACGCCACGGCGTGGGAACGGGAAAGACGTTGACGATACCCGCAGCGCTACTGGGGGCGTCGCCAACGTCGCCCAAGGGTTGCAGCCCGCCTACAACCATTTGGTGAAAATAGGTCGGCTCCTCCTCCTCGCGCACCGGCCCCGGCTCGGCGCCGACCTTCGCCATGATTTCCTCATAGCGGGGATGCTCGAGCAGCATCGTGCGCAGCTTGGATTTGGTCGGATAGCTGACGTGGCAGAACGCCTCTTGCTCGTCGAGGGCGAGGGTCGTTTCGGATAGCACGCCGAAATTCTGCGGATGCACGGGCGCGGTCTTGAAGGTGCCGCTGTCGCCGTCGGGCAGCACTTTGATGATCTGGCAACCGTTGACGAGCGACCACACGACGGCTTCGGCGAAGGTGATGTCGGCGTCGGTCTGGCGGAAATCCATGCTGAGTTTTTCGGCGACGAGTTGCGATCGTTCGAGGATGCTGTCGTCCTCGCCGCTGTCATAAATGAGCTGGAAGCGGACGTCGGTCGGCTGCATGAGAAAACCGGCCAATTTGTCCACGAAAGGCTTGGTTTTGTTGTAGAGGGCCGCCCGGTTATCTACAGAGCCCATATAGTAGTATTGGGCGGCGCGGGAGTAGATCATCCCGCGTTCCTCGGATGACGCCATGCACTGGTCGATCATCTCCCGTATCCAGAGCTTGAGGTCGCCGGATTGGGACGGGATTTTGAGCGCCACGAGTTACCAGACTTTGATGGCCCGCCGTCGGGACGCCTCAATTAAGTCGGGTTGCGCCCCGCTGGCAAGATTGGCCTTGAGCATGTCGAGCCCGTCGAAGCCGCCGTTTTCGCGCCGGGTCTGCTTGCCGATCGCGGCGGCGGTTTCGAGCGCGTTGGCGATCTGGCCGCCCCACGTGGCTTGCAACTGCGTCGGCGATTGATCCTTGTAGCGGACCTTGGGCGTGCCGCCCTCGCGGTTGTCGAACTGGACGTTGGCGACCTTGTAGTCGTTGGCGATGATGTCCTCGGCGAGCCGGTGCGCTCTCATCCTGACTGAGCCGCCGATCGCGGGCGGCTTGAACTCCTGGGCCATGCGGGTGTCGCACGCCTCGCAGCTCGGCGGTGGCGCGTCCCACTGGTCGGCCGACAGCACAACCTCCATCCGGTGGCTGCACTCGCCGCACATGTAGGTTCTCATAATCGGCATGACGTGGGTCCGTAGTGGCGCACCGCACCGCATCGGTCGCATTGCCAGCCTGTCCAAAGCACGCCGTCATGCCAGCCGGAAACGACATGGCCGCCGCACCAGCCGTTGCGGCATTGAAACCAACGGACGAGCTGGCGGAGCGCCATCACGACTTTAGCTTCGGGTCGATGTGAAGTTTGGTGTCTGGCCCGATGCTGCCAGCGACCATCGCGTGCAAATGCGCCTCGGTTTCGCCGGAAAAAATCAGCACGTCGAACGTCAAGCCCATTTCTTTGCCGTCGATCTTGATGAACGTGGCGCCGGGCTCGGCGCGAAACTTGTCGAGGTTGCCGAAGCTCAATCCGATCATCAGCAAATTGCGTCCGTCCGCGCCCGTCGCAGTGCCTTTAATCATACGAAGCCCAACAGCCAGAGGATGAGGAAGATCACGAGGACGGCGCCGAGAAGCCCGATGCCGGGCGTCCCGTAGCCGTAGCCGTATTGCCAGTTCGGATTGAAGCGCGGCCCGCCGACGCCGCCAAGCAGAATGATGACGAGGATGACGACGACGATGATCCCAAGCGGGCTGCGCATGTCAGTCTTTCCAAGTCGCCGCTTTGACCCCCCACATCTGAGCGCCCTGCGCTTCGGTGATGGCGATGCACCAGAGCCGGTGCGCCTCGCTCCCGGCCATGAGCGACTGCCGCTTCATGTGGCAGAGGTCGATGATCTTGGCGTACTCGCGTTTGATTTCGTCGACGACCGGGTCGCCGCTCGGGTTGAAGGTCAGGCCGACGGCCTTCTCGCCGAAGGTCAGGTTGTTCGGGCCAGTGGGCTTCGGCGGGTCCGGTTCGTCGGTGTGCGGTTGTCTAGCCATAGGCGTCCTCCCAATCGTCCGCCAGCAAATCGCTCTGGCTGCACGTCCACGGAACCATCTGCGACTGCGCGGTCATCATGAACACGTAGGGCAGCGTCATCTTTGAATTTTCGTCGGGCTGTTGCAATTGAAGCCACATGCCCTTGCCGTTCCACCCCTTGCGCCGCACCCGGTCGCCGTCGCGCAATTGCTCGATCGCCCAGCCGATGTCGTGCAACCGGCTCGTTTGACCAATCCCCATCAGAAAACCTCCTTGCGCCGTCCCGCCTGCTGATTGATCCGCCGGATATGCTCGCTGAACGCAAACGATAGCACCGTCCCCATGTTCGCGGGCTCTTGCTCGCCCTTAACCGACTGCCACGTCAGATTGCGGGCGATCAGGCCCGGCCGCCGCCACTCAACCCACGTGTGATGCGCCAAGGTGACGGCGCTGACAAGATCGTCGTTTTCCCCGGTGTCAGGCCCGGCCCCCAGCCAGCCGTCATCTTCGACGATCGCCTGCAACTGCTTGACGAGCCGGATCGAGCGCAGCTCCACCTGTCGCAGCATGAGGCTGTCGCGCAGCGCGCTATAGACGCCCTGCTTGTTGTCCTGATTGGTTTTCCAGTTGATGACGTTGCCCGCCCCGCCGAGCGTGTCGGCCCGCTTGTAGAGAAACCAGCGCACGGCTCCAACCATGTTGAGGATGCTGTCGGACCCGGCTTCGGCTTGGATGATGCCGCGCTGCGCGAGCTGGCGGAGGTTGCGCACTTCGGGGATGACGGCGGCGCCGACGCCGCTGACTTCGATGTTCGCCAGATGATCGCGGTAGGCTCCGCACAGATGGCACAGCACCCACGCGAATTGATAGGTCAGCGGCTTGTTCGATTGGAACTCGGCGACTTGCACCAGCCGATCGGCGTAGCAGCGCAGGACTTGCAACGCGTGGTCGTTAGCGTCCCCCCCGCCGCCCCCCGACGGATCGCCGCCGATGACGTACACTCCGTTTGGCTCCGGCGGCTCCCACACTCTTAGCTGCACTTCGTCTTTGTTCGTCGTCTGCACGATCGATGAGCCAAGAAAGGCGTCCTCGAAGTTGTACTTGTAGCCCTG